AAAAGCCACCAATCGTTCCGAAGAATCTTAGTACCTTTGTCACTACTCCACTTACCACAAAAATTGATTTTGCAATTCGATCACCGATTCCTACGACATTTCTCAAGAATCTTACCATACTGACAGTGCCGCCTGCGATTCGGGTGATTGCTTGTCCAAGCACCCCGCTTCCTCTGGAGAAACCTAGAACTGCAATTGACAAGTTTTTGAGTGACAGGACAGATGCCCTTACAAATCCTGTAATCACCTCAAGAGATTGTGGAATTGCCACCAGACCACCAGTAATTCTTTGTAAACCGGGAGCAAATCTAAGTGCGAGTGCGGCAGGCAAAAGAATAAGTGTTTTTTCAAGAAGACCACCAAAAACTCTACCCAATGCTGTGGTCACAACCGCATTTGATCTGGCGGACAGTGCCGAGGTTCGTTCTGCAAATCTATCGGCAAACATCTGAAGATCTGTTTTCTTTTCTTCTTCTTTGAGACGATCTTCTTCTGCATTCAGTTGAGCCTTGGCGTTTACGTTTGTGCTACTAATAAGTTTCTCAAGATTTGGCACAACGTCATCACGAATCTTCGAACGAATATCGTCGGTGTTTTCAACAACTTCTTTGATTTCATTTTCTTCAGTTTGAAGGTTTTGAATAATTTCATTGAATGGAACATCCTCACCTACAGAAACCTGCGGTGGTCCTCCACTGGGTCGTGGACCTACAAAATTTGGATCGTTCGGGCTTGCCATTTATCTTCTCCTCATTTTCTCCATTTCATCTTTTTCTTTTTCAAGTTTTTCAAGAATCATGTAGAAGTATGCTGTTCTTTCCCATGGTAAAAGACTATCAATGTCTGCCAGTCCTGAATTCATCTGACTTGCAATCAAATAATTTTGTCGCATGTGACCTTCTAGTGTGTTGTGACACATGCTCACGTAAAAAAATTCTGTAGTCCTTTCACATTATATGTCGATGAGTGACCACATGACGCACAGGTATATTTGATGTCTGCCTCCGCTGCCGGAAGACCGTCAACAAATTCAATAATTTCGGTGACGACTTTCATATTCAAAGAATCTACAAATGCTTTCTTTTCTTTGTAATCAACTTCATCAAATTTGTACACCTGATCTTTGGTGAAGACCGAATCAATAAAGTGAATTACCGCATTGATAGGATCCTTCTCTGCATTGACCAACGCATCACCCACGTTCTGCATTTTCATCGGTGAACAAATAACACCCACCTCATCGTTGACCATAATCTTCTTTTGATCAGTGTCTCCGTCTTTCACCTTCACAACGACATCTTCAAGACTCACGCTGACTGGTGTTGGTTTTTCACAGGCATCACACTTGATGTGTAAGTCAATCTCTTCACCGATGGATCTGATTCTCATGTTTAGAAACAAATATTCGAAATCATTGTAAGAAATTTTATTTACATCGGGTCCATTGACAATACATTGTGAAACAACCTTTTTCATATTATTCAGAATATGACTTTGATCGGTTCCTTCCTTGAGCATCATAAACATTTTTTCTTCTCGCACAAGGAATGGGCGATATGTCACAACCTCTTTTGAAATTGGCAAGGTCAGATCATATTCTGGTGTTTTGATTGTTGGTAACATCATATCTCCTCATTATGAATTTGATTTATAAACAATACCAGCCTGAAGGCTGTTCAATTTTTCAAGCAATCTTGGCGAAAGAGTCACAGTCGCTTCTGCAAGATTGTTTGTATCATTCGCAAACTGAAGACCGGAGACTGATTTGATAATACAGTCCTTTAGTCTGTAACCACTTTTTGCTGTTCCATTTTCATCTAGGGCAATAATTGTGAAATCACAGTTTGCCTGATTTCTATATGGAATTTGACCTGCACTACTAATTCCTACCGACAGCCGAAGCCAGTCATGAAAGACAGAATGGAAACGACCATACTGATCTAAAAGAACATTGAAGGAAAAGGTGTCGGTCAGATTATAGCCGTATGGCTGACTGTACTGAAGACCACTGGATTCAATAATATCAGTGGTATAAACACCAACATCAGGAACAGTAACATTTGTAACTCTGGTTGAAAGTTCTTCTGCAAAGTCTCTAGTAAAGAATCCATTGTTTCTCATCGCACTGCGAAGTGCCGTGGATTCTGCCTCGAAGACAACATAATACTTGTCCAAACGCTGATGTCTACGCTTTGTCAGGCTCCCAAGAAATTTTTGAATGGATAGGCTCATACTTTTATTTAGGTTCCTTTCAAGAAACGAATTTTATAATCTCGATAAACTTCTGACGGGGTTGCTCCGCTGAATTGACTATTCAAAGATTTTGATGTTTTTCCAAGATATACGTCGAGCCAAAGGCTGGGAGAGATTCGAACCGCTTGAGAACTCATACGACTTCTAAGATACTTTTTGATTGCAGGACGAACCGCTCGACCAAAATCTGTGGGATTCACTGCGTCATAGTTGTATACAACTTTATCCTCAAGTGTTATAGAAGTTTTGGCAAACAAATTTCTCAGCAAAATCGGTATGACATACTTTCTGACTTGCGGTGGCATGTAAAAAGGATTGATTGCTGTAACGTGAGTTTTATCAATATCAAAAATAATTGATGCCGGAAAGATGTGGTGGTACTTGAGTCCCCCTCCACGTTCGTAGCCCTTTGGATTACTATAACCAAAAATATAACAATAACCGGGTGTGTTGATCCCGGCTGTGCTTTCCAGCAGAACATTTCGTGATCGTTGTTCTGTCATAGACAGGGTGTTTTTGAATGTCGGAAGCAAATCTCCAAAAAAATCAATCGTGGCGTTTAGTTCAGGATTATTTACCATAGATTTCCTTTTCTGTGAGAATTTTGAATTCCCACCCCTTTCTTTTACATAAAGATTCTGCCGCTGCCCATTTTGCCTGATTCACTGCGTATGTTTTTGATTCGTTCAAAAATGTCTGTGTTTTTCTTTTTCTGGGTTTAGGTGGCAGGCATTGCTTTTTTGGTTTTACCTCAATCATAATTGTTTCAATTTTATTATTTTTATTTCTCAACTCTATGATGAAGTCCGGATAATACTTGTGCCGTTGTCGGTCTACTGGAGATACATACGGAATGGCAATTTCTTCTGATGCCCATTTGAGTATGTTTGGGTTGTCATCGAAAGTCAGCATGCACTTTCTTTCCCATAAAGATCTGTATGTAATCTTTGTTGGATCCCCCATATACTTCTTTGGATTCTTTGGTTTATACTTGCCACGATAAGCCATACATATATTTAGGAGCAAAACATGGCAGATGATCCGTTCACTGACGCACTACGAAATCTTTTGAACCAAGGCGATGCACCAGCCGGTGTTGAAGATTTTATTCGCAGACAACAAGAAATTCGTGCTGGTCAAGAGGCACTTGCTAACTTTGATCCAGATCCATTTGCACCACCGTTTTCTGGACCACCCGCACCCAGTCAAGTGGGTGAGTTTCTTGCACCTGTACCTGATGCACCCAGTGATGCAGATAGCGACGAGATCACCTTACAACAAATGGAAGGAGAAACCGTCATTGAAGCAAGAAAAGCAGTCGATGAGGACTCCCCTGTTGGTGAAGCCGTTGGTCAATTCGTAAATTTTGCCGGGGACGCTGCGTTATCTGCAATATCCGAAGCATCACAATCGAAGTTCAATGATAGAGGAGAAATCTTAGGAGAAGAAAATGTTATTCGTGACATGCGTTACCCGCTCAATGCCTTGGACGCTAAAGAATCAAAACTTCCTTCAGTTGTTTCCTTTGAGTTTTTCAAAAGAGACACCTCAAATCTTCAGCAAAATTCTCTTTTGAATGCCGACACTCTGAAAGCAGTGAGTTTATCATATCTTGCAGGACTCGAAAGTGTTTTCAGCGGAGATCTGTCGGATGATAAACTTAGACAAATTCTTCAAAATAACAATTCACTTGTAGAGCAAAATTATGCCTACGGTCCTCAGTACGATGTACAGAAGCAATACACAAGAGTTTCTGGTGGATCGAACGTAAACGGAACTTTTGTTGGGCAAAATGAAATTATTAGTTCCGACGAATATGATGAACTGAAGAATCAAGCAACATTTGATCCAAATACGGGTGATGGTATTCTTCCAAATGGTGATCGAATTATTACGAATCAAATCACAACTGATAATAATACATTGGCAAGATTCAAGGACGTTCGAATCACTCGACAGAGCGAGCAATCGAAAGATAGAATTTTCATGTACGTTCCCTCAAATCTTTCTTTTGCCGATAATCTGAATTATGCCGACAAGAATCAGAACTTCTTGCGAAACGCATACGAGGCTGCCGCTGGCAACGTCTCAGCCGTCTCTCAGTCGATCAAGCAAGGATTCTTGGGATTGGCATCGGACAAGATCGGCAAACTCACAGAGGATCTGACGGGCACTGGCATCGATCTCTATAATGGTCTTCGCGGTCAACTTGGTGTGGTCGATAACGATAAAAATGAAACAATGTTTGAGGGTGTGAATAAGAAAACTTTTTCTTTCGCATTCAATTTCGCACCCACCAGTAAGCAGGAAGCCGTGATGATGCAGAATATTATTCAGGCATTTAGGTTCCACTCTCTCCCAGAACTCTCCCCAAGCACGATTCAATATATTGCACCACACGAAGTGGATGTAAAATTTTATAGATCGACACTGCTTGGCGGTGTTGATGTCAAAGACTCATTTGGTCGCGGTGCAAGAAACCGAGGACAAGAGGGTTCAGAAGATAGAGATATTTTGTATAGATCTAAAGATTTCAATACTTTTGACGAAGAAGAAGTTAGTAGGCTCAAAGAAAAGAATAAAATTACTCTTGTAGAAAATACAGAACTTCCTAAGATTGGTCGATGTCTCGTGACAGGTATTGATGTAAACTATACTCCTAACTCAAAGTCGGCGTTCTTTGTTGACGGTACTCCGGTCCAAGTCAACATGACACTTAGTCTCACCCAAGCAATCACGATGAACAAGCAATTCGTTATGAGAGGATTCTAATGTATTTCAAAAACTTTCCTGACACACTAACGGTTGTAAATGATAATATCTCACGGGTGAAAAATATCATCCGACAGGTGGCATTTTCAAGTGAATCACTAGAAAGAGATAGTAGTTTCTCTCAATATCAACTTGGCGATAGTGACACACTCGAATCACTGGCTCTGAAGGTATACGGTCAAGAAGACTTGAGTTGGATCATCATGCTCTACAATGAAGTGCTTGACCCAAGTTACGATTTGTCTGTTGATTCTGTTTCTATACAATCCTACATTGATAAAAAGTATGAAGGACAATCGCTGTTTCTCAGTGCCGTTGGATCTTCGCTTCCGTATCAAGGGGCGACATTCTCTCCCGGTGACTTGGTAATCAGAAAAATTTCTGAAGGTGAGTTGGATAAAGAAAAGTACGCATTTGTCAAATCATACAATCCAGAGTTTGGTCAACTACAACTTGAAAAGCAGGCTGGTGGTTTTGCCGTAAACGATGAGGTTTCAATTTTTTCAAACAATGTTGAACTGTCCACTGCAAATATTATTCGAGTCGTCGAGGACGGTCGCTTTGCACTTCATCACTTTGGTACTGGTCCTGCTGGTGAATACTTCAATGCACTTGGCACTCCACCAGATTCCAACGGTGACCAAACTTCTATTGGGTTTACTCAAGGTGTAGCAGACTTTGTAAAGTTTGATGATACTCTTATCGGTAAATATTTGTATCAGCCAACATCTCTTGTTCCTGCCGCTGGTGCAGCCTCGACGCTAACCGGAGATAGCAATACATGTTCATTCACCTTCGACGATAAATTCGAAGGAGTCTCTTCGTTGGTGGTCGGTGCAACAAATTCATCTCTCACCATAACGGGTCTTTCTGGAATTACAACCTCTACTATTATTTTCAAATTCAAACCTCTTGAAGTTTTTGAAACTGGATTTGGTTACACCTATGATTCTTTCCCCTCTAGTGGTGTTCAGAGTGGTACAGACACTTACTATATCGGCAACATGCGAAAAGTTATTTCAACTCTTGACTGGGCATTGTACACAAATGGTAAAAAGTTTATTCTTGCATCACAACCCACAGATGAAACTGCTCCGTCCATTGGCGATGAGCAGATCCAACCCAATGGATATATTTTTGCACCAAATTCAACAAATGAACCCAACGGAAATAGAGTTTATGATTTGGCTGATGGTAACTTCCATACTGTGATCATATCTTTGACAAATGATAAAAAACTTTCCTTTATTGTTGATGGTAAGAAACTTCAATCTCCAATTGATCCTGTCTACAATGCCTCGATTTCTGGAGAATTTTTCCGTGACGGCGATCTTGTTTTCGGTAGCAACTCATCTGGAAAGTCTTTGATTGTGAGTGGCACACTGGGGAATACTGATGGAGAAACGATGGACACTCCACAAATTTCTCAGGGTGTCACTGATGAAAGTTTCAAGTTCATTGTTGATAATTTTGGTAT